CACTGGTTTTCCAGCAGGCGGTGGAACAGTAGCTGTTGCAAATGAGTTGATTACATACACAGGTATAAGTTCAAATGATCTAACAGGTATTACAAGAGGAGCGTTAGGCACAGCAACTTTTGGTACATCTAACGGACAAGCTCACAGCAGTGGTGCAACGGTCACAAACGCTACAACGTTTGCTGGATATGGTAACGCTGTAAACGCTGCAACTGTTACACTAGAACCAGGACTTTGGTCACTAGATAACTTCGGACAAGTCCTTATTGCAACAATTGCAAACGGTAAAACATTTACATGGGATGCATCTATCACAGCTAAATTTACAACAAGAGCATCAACTACGACATCTGGTTTTGCAACAGGAAACAATCCAACAGCAACAAGAGTTACATTAATTTCACCAACAACAAGACACTTAATTCACCTTGGAACAGAAACTACTATCGGCACAGCCACAACACAGGATGATATGTTCATAAGATTTTCTGATCAGGAAGATATTAACACTTACGCACCATCTGCAGTAAACACTGCAGGAACTTTAAGATTGCAAGATGGCACAAAAATTATGGGTGCTTTAAAAGGAAAAGAAGTTATTTTAGTTTGGACTGATAATGCTTTATATACAATGAAATTTATTGGTGCACCTTTTACATTTGGTTTAGAACAAGTTGGTACAAACTGTGGATTAATAGGTAAAAATGCTGTTGTAGAAATAGATGGAGCCGCATTTTGGTTGAGTCCAAAAGGTTTCTTTTTATTTGATGGTACAGTTAAATCTATACCATGCACAGTTGAAGATTTTGTCTATGATAATTTTGATACCACAAAAGGCCAACAAGTATCTGCAGGATTAAATAATTTATTTACAGAGATTGTATGGTCTTATCCATCTCAAGGATCTACATTTAATGATAAGTATGTTGTATTTAATTATGCAGAATCGTCAGGTGTTCCAGGTGGTGTTTGGTATACAGGAACAGAAGCAAGAACAAGTTGGATGGATGCAACTATATATAAAAATCCTTTTGCAACAAAATTTAATAGTTCTGCAACAGGTTCTTTTCCAGAGATTATAGGTGAATCTGGTTTAGGTCAAAGTATTTTATTTGAACATGAAGTTGGTAATGATCAAGTTAATCCTGATGGAACAACTACAACAGTAACTTCTTTTATACAGTCGTATGATATTGATTTAGAACAAAGGCAAAGAAATGCACAAGGTAGATCGACTGGTCCAAAAGTTGCTGGAGAAGTATTTCTTGCCATGAGAAGATTTGTTCCTGATTTTAAAACATTAGCAGGTAATGCTAAAGTTAGTTTAAATGTAAAAAGATATCCACAACAAACAGAATCACAAACTGCGTTAAGTCCTTTTACTATAACAGCTAGTACAGATAAAAAAGATACAAGAGCAAGAGGTAGGTTTGTAAGTGTTAAAATAGAAAATGATGCAGTTAATGAATCTTGGAGATTTGGAACTTTAAGATTAGACGTGCAAGCAGATGGGAGAAGATAATGCCAAAGATTAATGTAAGAATACCAGAACCAAAAGAAGAATACGATTTTTCAAACCAAAAACAAATAAATAGAACTTTGTCTTTGGTAGTGGAACAATTAAACTCAACATATTTAAGTGAAACAAAACAGGAGCAAGAAAGATTTTCTTGGTTTATAGGTGGCTAATATATACAAAAACGAATTAGTAGATTTAACTACTACAGATAATACTACAATCTATACTACACCAGCTAGTTCTAGAGCTATTATTAAAAGTATAATAGTGTCAGAGGATGCTGGATCAGGATCTACAATAACTTTCACTATAACAAACGCTGCTTCAGCAGTGTTTAGTTTGTTTAAAGACAAAACTATAGCCTCAAAAGCAACAACAGAACTGTTAACTCACCCTTTAATTTTGGAAGAAAATGAGGTATTAAAGGCACAAGCAGCAGATGCAAATGAATTACACGTTATTGCATCAATATTGGAGATAAATAGAGACTAATGGCATTTATAGAAACAGAAGCAAAACACGAATATAAAATAATAAATGGTAAGAAAACTTTGGTAATTACACCGGAGTGTGAGGTTACATTAAAAAATTTAAAAACAGGTCAGGAGTACAACTCAGATGCTGAGGCAGATCAAGATGTTGATAATCCAGAAACAGAAACAAAAAGAGAGGACATATCTCGTAGTGTAAAAATTACTGTAGAGTATGCACCTCTTGGTGGAGATTCAAAATTATAATATGGCAATAACTAGAGCACAACAAGCAAGACAGATGTTAAAAAAAGGCGGTGAACCTGTTGTACAAGGTGGTGTAGAAAACTATCTTGGTAGACAACCTGAAGTTCAAGCTCCTAGAAAATGGCAATCAGGTCCTGATAAACCACCTACAGAATTAGCTTATATTACTGAAGCAGAAAAAAAATTACTTTTAAAAACAGACATACATGGATCATTAAAAGAGGGCCCTAATGAGGGTCCTGCAGGTATTATGTCATTAGATAGTTTTGGTGACATAGGTGGAGCTGGAGCAGGTGGTGCAGATACAGATCCTGGAGGTGGATATGATACAGGAGCAGGTGGCGGAGGATTTTCTGGTCAAGGCCCAGGTGAATCTAAACAAGAATTTGAAGACAGAAAAGAACAACAAAAAAAAGATTTAGAAAAATTTGAAAAAGATCAAGCGGATTATTTTAAAAGTGAAGAATTTAAAAAAGAAAAAAAAGAAGCCAAGAAAAAAAGAAGAGAAAGAAAAAAACTAGATGATGCAAGACGTAAGTCTAAATTACAAGCAATATTAAATAAACGAAAAACTTATAATACTTTTAAAATTGATCCTAAAACTGGAAAACTTGTAAAAGACGAAACAATAAATCTTGCAGGTTATGATGAAGAAGGAAACCCTTTAGAATCAAACAATCCTTTTGGTATTAGCAACGTAGAATATCAAGATTTAATATCTTCTCTTCCATCTTATGACGGACCTCCAGAAAGTCCCGAACAAAGACAAGAGCGAATAAATAATTATCTAGCAAAAAATAGAGCCAGCACTGATCTTAGCGATCCATTAAATCAACTTTTTGAAACAAACGACAGATTCTCAGGCGTTAATCTAGAAGCATTTCAAAATGAATTTAATATGCCTAAAACAGGTATAACAAGTTTAGATATGGCGTTAGGTTTTGCATCACCTTTTTTAAAAGCAGGAACTAAAAAAACAAAAGAATTTTTTTCTGGCACAGAGGATGGTTTAGGAAAAAATATATTTGGTAAACCTAGAAAATCTGTACTAGAAGCCGGTAAATATACAATTGATGGAATGCCTATTTCTCCTGAACAGTTTGCAATGTTAGATCCTGCATTAATGGATGATGTATATAAAGATTATATGAGTAGAAGAATGTCAGGTGAAATAGATGCTTATGGTAATCCTACTCCCCCTACAAAAGATGATGAAAGCGATCCATGTTTAGGACCTAACCCACCCGCATATTGTTTTACAAGAAATCAAGATCCAACACCACCAGCACCGCCTGTGTTTACACCTGCATTTAGATTCATGAACCGTGGTGGTATGGTTGAAGATGCACCTATGGGTGGGATCATGGATCTTGAAACAGCAAGACAAATGTTATTTATAGGTGGTATAGCAAAAGGTATTAGTAAG